CCAGCATATCGAATGCGGTGGGCTACGGCCTGCCGTAAGACAATGCTTCGTTGATGGACTTAGCCCCATTGACGAACTGAGCTTTAAGACGATACAGAAGCTTGAGAAAGCATGCTGTAAAGGATGTCTGCCACGCTTCTTGGAGAAGCTCAGCCAGTGGAAAGAAGCTAGGTTCCAACCAGTTGCTGTCGATGTGGAGCATCTTAGCCGGTTCAAACGGGCTTTGAAGCAAAACATAGAAAAGGGATGGGACCGACGACGTGCCCCTTTTATTCCAAACGGAAATGCTACCCGGCTTTACCGGAGGAAGGAGGGTGGTAATTGGAACGTGGAAGAATTTAGCGGCGAGTGTCGCTACGAGCTAGTGTTTTCATCGGGCAAACCCAGGGTTGTTACCTTATACTCTGCCGAGAATACACGAAGACTCGCTCCGCTCCATTACTCATTATACGACATGTTGAAGAGGCGAGGGTGGCTGTTGGTAGGTGAACCGACCGACCAGCACGTTCAACGCCTCACAGGCGCTGCCTTTTTAAGTTTTGACTATACTTCCGCGACTGACAATATCAAGCGGGAGTACATTAAGGTAGCAGTTGAGGTACTTGAAGAACAGGCGGACCATCTTTCCGAGGAAGAGATCCAGGCACTACGGGTGCTATCGAATCTGGTGATTGATGGCAGGGAGACATATTCGGGCCAGCCCATGGGGTCTGTTATGTCTTTTCCACTGCTTTGCGTGATCAACAAGACCGTAGTTGACATGGCATTGGCCGCAATGTTGGACAGGAAGGAGATTAGTTTTAAAGAGTGGACGAGTCACCCCCTTTTGGTTAATGGGGATGATTTGTTAACCCGCGAAGTACGGGGCAACACAGATCTCCGAGGTGAAGTAGTCAGACAAGGAAGTCAGGTCGGTCTCGTCGTGAACGAAGAGAAGACCATGGTCTCTGAAAGCGATGGAGAAATCAACTCCACCTACTTCCGAGATGGCTACAGGCAGCGAAAGTTTAACGCGTCGTCACTGTGGATGGACGCTGGTGTTGAGGACGTGCTGGGTTTTGCAGCCCAAGCCACACCCGACGGAAGGACGTTTCGAAAGGTGGTCAGACGAAATTTGCGAACTCTTGCTAAACAGCAAGATAAGCATCTTCGAGAGATCCCACTGTCCTTGG